AAACCGCATTATTGATGGCGGCTTTACTATCAATCAGCGTGGTTATACAAGCGGAACTTCTTTATCGTCAGGTTCTTATGGACACGACAGATGGAAAGGCGGTGCAAGCGGTGGCACATATACCTTTACGCAAGGCTCTACTGGTGTCAATACTACGATTACGATAACGGCTGGTTCTATTATTCAAGTCATTGAAGGTGCTAATTTACCCGAAGGCGGCACTTATGTTTTATCGTGGACAGGCACAGCCCAAGGAAAGATTGGTTCAGGTAGCTTTGGTGCAAGCGGAATCACAGGCACAATTACGGCTGGCACAAACACCAACATAGAATTTAATACAGGCACTTGTGGAAATGTTCAACTCGAAGTAGGCTCTACCGCTACTAGCTTTGATTATAGAAGTATTGGGACTGAGTTGGCTTTGTGTCAGAGGTATTATTATCAAACATGGGGGTTTGGTACATTTACCAATGTTGGTGGTGGAAATGTTTGCCATGTATTGCCATCTCCAAATAATGCTACTGCTAATGGAACTGGAACTTTTTCAGTTTCAATGCGAGCCGCACCGACTATTACTCTTTATGATTCAACTGGAGCAAGTGGAAAAGTAAGCCAACCAGCAATAGCAAATGGATTGGCGGCAACTGCGGGCAGTATTTCTATTGCTGGATTTAATAATATAACTAAAGACAGCACAACATTTACTACTGGAACACCAGTTACTTCTCAATATATAGCATCAGCAGAATTGTAAGGAATGTTTATGTACCAACTAATTAAAAATTTACCAAATGTTGTTAGAAGGTCTTTAGACGGAGCAAGCATCCCCTTCGCACCCGCAAATTCGGATTTTGCAAACTTCAAAGCACAGATTAACGCTGACGAAGCACAGCTAGAAGATTCTGAGGGAACTCTGATGACTGCGGAACAAGCTAAGGCTTATGTTGCGACACTTCCATGAAAAAAACTATCCAAGCTAGAACCTTAGATAGCGGGCTGATTGAGCCGCACCATGAGGTAGAGATTGTTTGTGCCGCCTGTGGTTATGACTTAGATGAGTCTGAACTAGAAGCGGATTTCTGCTCGGACTGCGGTGCGCCTTTAAACCTTAGACAGCATATATCGATTCACGCTACGTCTGTTCCTGCCGCTGGCGGAGAGGTGTTTTAAATTGAAATATGACGGACGAACTAGGATTAGGAGCTGGTGCCAAGGGTATCAGTGAGGGGTTTAAGACTGGCAGAGAAGCTGGTAAGGAGATTAGCAAGAACATTGAGGATGTTCAAAAAGAAGCAGTAGATTTAGCAAAGGAACGAGCAAACCAGAAGATACGGGAACGTAGAGAAGCCGAGCTAAAGAAAGAACGTGCAATATACAAAGCCCTTGAGGAGTACAAACACCGCAAGAAGATTACGGATGAAGAGTACAAATTAAGGGTTGATTTTATCAAGCAACACGGCACGAAAGAGTGGGAAAAGTTAATACAGATCAAAGCCGAAATTGAGAAACTAGAGAAGGCAGACCAAGAGTTTTTTGATGCGGAGTTGGCAAAGATTAAATGGGTGCAGTTCTGGTGTTTCTTAGCGGCTGGATGGATAGCTTATTTTATTGTATGGGGCGGTAAAAAGTGATAAAAAAACCAGACGATGCTCTATCTAAATTACTGGCATACGTGGACTCACCGTTTAAACTCTTTGCAGTTATTTTGATGGCGGCTTTAGCCTTTGGCGGTTGGATATTTTATGAAAATCAAGAGCTGATTGTTGGCACTTATAAAGAGAGTCAGAAGCTACCCAGTATTGCCGAAGATAGAGTTGATGATGCCGCAGTACACTTATTTAAAACGACTGATGCAACTATAGTAACGATATTTAAAGTTAATCCTTTGTTTAACACTAGAGTCCAGTATCGAGCCTATACAAAGACGGGTCGGGATAAAACGAATGATGGCTTGGATGTAGGGTTGTTTACTTCTAATCAAGCAAATAACCAAGATGTAGTCGCTTTAATGGCGGGTAATGTTCCTTGTGGAGAGTACAAGGCGGCACAGTCCGAAATTGGGCTTTGGTATCTTGAAAAAGGCATGACATTTGGTTGTAGAATTAGTGTACCGCCAGACCCCAGTAGGTTTGTAGGGCAGATTACCGTTGGTTGGGATAAACCCCCAGCCGATTTAGAGCAAACTAAAGCAATGCTTTTTATTGCTGCAACCATGTTATCAAGGAGTAAGAAATAATGTTTACCCTAATATCCACAGCGCTGTCCTTCCTGATGGGGGGTCTGCCTAAACTCCTAGACTTTTTCCAAGACAAGTCTGACAAAAAACACGAACTAGAGCTTGCCGCCATGCAGATGGAACGGGAACTCAAACTCATGGAAGCTGGCTTTGCTGCCCAAGCCCGTGTCGAAGAAATACGCACCGAACAGGTGCAAATGGAAACTCAGGCTCAAGAACGCACGGCTATGTACGCTCACGACATTGAGATTGGCAAGGGTGCTTCTCAGTGGATTATTAACCTCCGTGCTTCGGTGCGCCCAGTAGTAACCTACCTGTTTGTTCTCCTCTTAATCATCGTAGATATAGCGTCTATCTGGTGGGCATGGTCATCTGGAGCCGCTTTTGCCGAGGCTATCCCAATGGTATTTGATGCCGATGAGATGCAGATTCTGGCTTCAATTATTGCCTTCTGGTTCGGGACTCAGGCGTTTAGTAAGAAATGAAAGTAAGCGAAAAGGCTCTAAAAATGATTCGTCACCATGAAGGTGTCCGCCAAAAGCCCTATCGCTGCCCAGCTAAATTGTGGACGATTGGTGTGGGTCATGTACTCTACCCACGGCAAGGTGCTTTGAAAATTGATGAGCGAGATGCCTATCCACTAGAAGAACGAGACAACCGTACCTTTTCAATGGAGGAAGTCGATGGAATACTTAGGGACGATCTTAACCGCTTTGAACGAGGTGTTGAACGCTACTGTCCCGTTAAGCTCACTCAAGGTCAGTTCGATGCTCTTGTTAGCTTTAGCTTTAATGTTGGGCTTGGAACACTACAGCGCTCAACCCTCCGTCAGAAGGTTCTTCGGGGCGAAATGGAAGGGGCGGCAGAAGAGTTCTTGAAATATACACTGGCTGGGGGTAAAGTACTGAAAGGGTTAGTTACCCGTAGAAACGATGAACGAGCCTTGTTCTTAAGTTGATAATATGAGCGCCTTACGTTTAGCCCACCATGCCTTTACGCCAGCAGAACGTTTCTTGTTAATTTCAGGATCTGTATTTAATATGTTATGGAAAGCCATTTTGTTTAATGGATGTTCTGGATTTAACAAAGTTTTACGTCTTTCTTCTTTCTGTTCCTCAGTAAAACGTTTAATACCAAGTCTAGATTGCCGTTGTTTTTCTTTAAATTCTGGCTCTTGCCATTTTGCTAATAACTTTGCTCGGACTTCTGGACGTTTTGATGGATTGTTATCACCCATAAATTTAATTTTTACATCTGGGTCTTGCATACGTTTTTTGTGTTTCTCTCTTACTTCAGGTCTGAAAAAAGGATTGTTTTCTTTCATACGTGTGCTAGTCGCCAAACGACCTGCTTCAGTCATACCGCCAGAACCATCACCACCAACTTTTAAATTAGTAAGAGTGCCATTATTAAGCTGTATTCGTCCGTATTTTTCAATTAAACTACGTTCTAATGCTTGGGCTTCTTCTAGGGTTTCTACAACATGAAGTTCTGTAACTACATTTTTTCTTTCAAACTCTTCAAGTTTTTGTTTGCAAAGCCATCCTCTGCCGCCAGAGTTAAGGGGGTTTGTTCTTCCGATGGTTTTAGTCATGCCAACATAAAAGGGGGTGTCATTGTGTTTCCAAACATAAACAAACATAATATGCTCCTTATTAATAACTTAACAGGAGTATAACATAAATGCTCCAAAAATTACAGTTTAAGCCAGGAATCAACAAAGATCAGACTAATTATAGTAATGAGGGCGGGTTTTATGAATGCGACAAGGTTCGCTTTCGTTCAGGCTATCCCCAGAAAATAGGCGGCTGGCTTCGCTATGGTATGTTTGTAGTGGCAGGGATCTGCCGTCAAGTCTTTAACTGGATTACTACAGCTTCGGATAATTTCTTAGCATTAGGCACGTCTAAAAAACTGTACATTGAATCGGGTCAAGTTTTATACGACATCACCCCTTTAAGAGCAACTTTTACAACTCCAACCACGGATAACTGCTTTACAACTGTTAATGGTTCTAAGACCGTCACAGTCACTATTACGGCTCACGGAGCGGTAGACGGAGACTTTGTTACCTTTTCAGGTGCGGTTGCAGTTGGTGGAATATTAGCCGCCAATTTAAATACTGAGTTTATAGTCGATCAAGTCACATCAAATACATTTACTATTACAGCGGCTACAGCAGCGTCTTCATCAACTTCAGGCGGTGGCACTGCAATTACCGCAGCCTTTCAAATCCCTGTAGGAAACGATATTGCATCGTATGGATACGGCTGGGGAGCAGGGGCTTGGAATGTAGGTGCATGGGGATCAGGTTCACCCGTACCCGTTGTTAATATTCAAAGAGATTGGTTTTTAAGTAATTTTGATAATGACTTAGTTGCTAATATCCGTAACGGAGCCATTTATTACTGGCAGTATTCGGGTGGAGTAGCAACTAGAGCCGCTTTACTGTCTGCTACTACGATAGATGGAGTAGCCCCTGCGGATGTACCGACTCAGGCGATGCAGATCTTAGTTTCTCAAAACGATAAACATCTTATTTGCTTTGGAGCCACTCCGTTTGGAGGAGGTTCTTTTGATCCCCTTTTAATCCGCTGGGCGACCCAAGATCAGCCCAATGTCTGGACCCCGCTAACGACTAATTCGGCAGGCTTTTTAAGGGTTTCTCGTGGCTCACAAATAGTCTGTGCTGTAGCGACTCGTCAGGAGATTCTTGTCTATACCGAAGGAACCCTGAATTCTTTGCAGTTTGTCGGCACAACGGACGTTTTTAGTATTCAAGAACTTTCAGACAATATCTCAATCCTTAGCCCACGCTCAGTCGTTACAGTCAATAACACAGCGTATTGGATAGGACATGATAAGTTTTATGCCTATGGCGGACGGGTCGAGACCCTGCCTTGCACCCTTAGAAACCATGTATTTCAGAATCTAAACTATGACCAAGCCGACCAAATTGTCTCAGGAACCAATGAAGGCTGGAACGAAATCTGGTGGTTCTACCCCACGGCAGATAGTCAAATTAATAACGCCTACATCATCTACAACCACTTAGAAAAGATCTGGTACTACGGCACAATAGATCGCACTGCGTGGTTGGACTCGTCTTTAAGGGAATACCCTCAAGCCCAAACAGGGACTTATGTAACAGGTTCTATTTCAACCACTACGCTAACAGTCACCGCTATTAGTGCGGGTAAACTTCAGGTAGGCAGTGTTATCGAAGGAACAGGAATAGCCGTAGGAACCACGATTACCGCTTTAGGCACTGGCACAGGCGGGATTGGGACTTATACGGTCAATATTTCTCAGCTTGTCGTATCTACCTCCATTACTTCCGATAGCCTTATTTATAACCATGAAGAAGGTCTGAATGACGACACCACGGCGATGGAGTCTTATATCGCTTCCTCAGACTTTGACCTTGTGGACGGA